TTCGATATGGACATCCGATAAATGATGATGAGCGCCACGTCATGATACCTAAAGAAAATGGCTGCTGGCTTTATCTGGCTGACTTAGAACATGCACTACGTGTTGCTGGCATTCGCATCAAAGGAGGGTGAGAAAGTGAATCGAAAAATAATAGTGACAACTGTAATTTCAGTCCCTGCCAATGCCCCGCATCAGGATATTGATGATTTTGTTGAAAGTAAATTCGGGCAAGACAAAGATATGAAACCGGATAATTTATGTTATGGAGATGCTGCCGAAATAATTAGCCATCATTGGGAGTATGGTTCGCACTACATGAATTAATTACATCATATTATTAATTTAATCCTTAACCGGAGGGATTTCTGCACCCTCAGAACATCGGGAGGCCGCCCGAAAGGGCGGTAATGAATGGTCACATTATTTAGAAAAAAATATCCGCGAAAAAGTAGAGCGACAGAATTTTTGTTTCTCATTCTGTTTATCGTGTTGATGATACCAATATCCCCGCTATTACTGGTCTGGTTTATCGGGAAAATAATTGAACCAGTTATTGAGTTGTATAACGACGTGGTATGGGCGTCGTTCAACACACTGCACAATAAAATTAACCCATATAAGGAAAACTGAAATGGCAACTTTGCAGGAATTAATCGACCTGACGCCAGAACAGGAAAAAGCGTGGAATCGTCTTGTGAAGGCTGTAAAGGATTTCAGGGCAGCCGGAGGAAAGTTTTATAGTGTCCTAGACACGCTGAGCGCATACAACGGCGAGCACGTTGCCAGCATTGATAACGATAAGGGCTACCACACTGCAAGCGTCTATATGCCTAGCATTGATGCGCCAGGGTTAACCAGTTGGGCTGATGATTGGCACGGCATCACGCTGAAAGATGGCGTTGAAGTGGATGAGGACTAACACATGACTACTTTTACCGACGAGGACAAAGAACTAATTAAAGAAATCAGAGAGCGAATTGGCAGCCTGGACGTGCGAGACAATATTGAGCGCCGTGCTTATGAAATTGCGCTGGCATCGCTGGAAGCAGAGGCTGTGTGCGTTATAGACCAGTCAAATCTTGATTATCTTGAGGCTGGCTATGATGCAGACGTGTGGCCGGTATCCAGAGCAGAAATGGCTGATGTGTTTCTGTATCGTGCAGTTCCGCCAGTGCCGGATAAAATCGCGTTAGCAATTGAAAATCTCAAGCAGAAATTAGTGGAATGCAATCGCTATAACTACTGCGCAGATGCAGTTAAAGGCGTTGAGGATGCTTACCTCGCTGCCATGCGTCATGGTCCAGAACCTGTAAGCCAAACTTGCAAGTTGAACGAGCTGTCGAGCAACTCTCCGGTAACTCCGGCTCGTTGGATAAGCTGTAGTACACGAATCCCCGCTCAAGATGATTGGATTTTAATTTATTCAAAGCACGGCGAGTATATGGCAGGACAGGTACAAGGGGAATACGTGGAGTTGAGCGACGGCACTTTATCGTGGTTAGGGAACGCCTTATTCTGGATGCCGCTGCCAGAACCGCCGAAGGAGGTACGCCAATGAGCTAGCCTGAAGCCTTCTCAAATGTTGGTATTGCAATGGCGGTAGCGCTGATGATGTATTCGATTTGCCGCTGGGGATAAAAACGGTTTGCGGGGAAAGAAGAGTTAAGTAGAATTGCTGCGGGTGCTTGAGGCTGTCTGCCTCGGGCATGCCGCCGTAAGGCAGACATAGAAAAGCCCCAGTTAACATTTCGCGTCTTGCAGGACGCTTAACATTAATCTGAGGCCAATTTCATACTAGACGCATATAGGTTAGCCTCTTACGTGCCGAAAGGCAAGGAGAAGCAGTCTATGAAGCAGCAAAAGGCGATGTTAATCGCCCTGATCGTCATCTGTATTACCGTCATTGTGACGGCACTGGTAACGAGGAAAGACCTCTGCGAGGTACGAATCCGAACCTGCCAGACGGAGGTCGCTGTCTTCGTAGACTACGAATCTGAGAAGTAAGAGACCTGGCGAAGGAGAAATCTCCCGCCACCTCTGATGTGTCTGGCATCCTCAACGCACCCGCGCTTTACCATACTGAAAATGCTGTTTGAATGTTCATCTCTGAAAGAGGACTATGAATGAAAAAGGTATTGATTGCAGCACTTATTTCCGGTGTGTCTTTTGGCGTTTTTGCACAGCAGGGCGGTTTCCAAGGGCCTGAAGCAGAGCGTTCAACAGTAGCGCAGGCAAAAGAACTGAAGGATGATGCATGGGTTATCCTTGAAGGGAGCATCGTTAAAAAAGTGGGTGATGAACGTTATGAGTTTCGTGACAATAGCGGGACAATTGTCACGGATATCGATGACAGCATATGGGCCGGTCAGAATGTTTCTCCGAAAGACAAAGTAAGAATTGAGGGTGAAATTGATAAAGACCTGAGCAGTGTTGAAGTGGATGTAAAGGCACTGAAATTATTAAAGTAACCGTCCCAGCTTGCTAAGCCCGTCTTACTGACGGGTTTTCTGTTTGTTATCACAGTATTTTTCAACAAAACACCGAATCTTATCCGGTGCGCTGTAAAACCCCGTCCTTCAGGGCGTGGAAGATGTCAAATGGCGTATATTTGGATATAAGAAAGCCATCCAATACTGGCTGAAAAAACTCCTCATCGATATCATCGTGGGCCTGAATAGTTCCATCCGCAATTCTGATTGCCGGTATTGTTCCCCGGCGATAAGGGGTGAACATCATCCCGGTTACATCAGATCGCCTAATAACATATCAAGATTATTTTGCTCATAAATGCTATTCGCCATTACCGTTGCTGCTTCAGCTTAATGAAACGCATAGATCCGCCATGCTTTTTCAGCAAATACGCTGCCATTTGCGCAACTTTTTCTTCATTAAACATAAATCGGCTCTCTGTATCACATGAAATGCTCTTTCTGACTATATGTTAATAGCTCCAGTTATTACAGGTCAATGAGTGTTTATTTCTTAATCAGCCCCGCACTTCCGTACGGGGCATGTTCTGTTACTCCACTCCCACTTTTTTGTTGTACTCGCGGTTAAAGCGATCCACGGCAACCTTCATATCCCGCTCTACCGATTTCACCATCGCCGCCTGCTGCGCCAGACTGAGAGAACTGTCGGCATAAATGGCATCGCGCTGTTTACGCAAATCCTTCAGTCTCTTCCGGGTATCCTGCATAAGCCCGTTCATCGACAATTTTCCGTTGTTCTCGTCAATGAACGCCGTTCTTTCTGCACCGGTCAGACTCTTCAGCTCTGCGTGGTACTGCGCAACCTCCGTCATCCGGTCGTACATCTTCTGCTGGTCTGCATACGGCATCACCTCACCTGAAATTTTCCCCAGGAAAGGCACCTGCTGCTCCGGTATATCAATACCATTCAGCGATTTCACCGCCGCATCCGTGGTTTTGGAAATGAAGCGCCCGGTCCCGCCAGAGATATAGTCAATCCAGAATTTCAGTGATTCCGGCGTAACATCCACCGCGCCGGGACGGTACTGGCTGCCACCTGAGAACGCATTCAGCCAGGATGCAAACGCCTTGTACGCTTCTGGCGTTGAACGTCTTCCCAGCTGACTGTCAGGTTTTGGTGTACCAAACGGTATGTTCTCCTGGTAAATCTGCGCCCCCATGAAGTTTTCATTCATGGCAAGGTTCGCAAACGGACGCAGAATGGTCGGCGCTGCATTTTTCAGCAATGCCCCGGACAGTGTTTCCGACGTCTCACTGCCGATCGGGCTGAATGCCCCTAGGATACCACCGACAACATTACCGGCAGCACGGGACGCCGTCAGGTCACCCGCCGCCACACCTTCAGCGGTATGCCCGAGCAGGAAGAAAACGTTGTACCCGTAAGGCAGAGGAATACTCCAGTACTCTCCGGCCTTGCCCCCGAACACCGATTTCATAATGACGAGGTTACGCTCTTTCACATGAGACGGCACTTTGTCATACCAGTTAACCCCGTCATCATCCTCCCCCGCAACACTGCGGTTAAGCGAGCCAAGCAGATAACCCGCTCCCACAGCTGCAAGCGCGATTTTCTGCGGTACATTGAGATTCTTCCAGCGAAGGCGCTCCAGTAGCGGCCCGTCGCCATTAAGATGTCCGAGCGTTCTCACCAGGTTTGCCGTCCCCTGAATGCTGGCGTTGGCAAACATATACAGCGAGTTCATCAGCGCTCCCTGCTCACCACGACGATTAAAGTTCACCGTCATGTTTTTGGCAAGAGACGCCGCCTGCTGGCGTGACAAACCGGCATCACGGGCGTGTTTATAGGCAGAAAGACGCAGAGCATTTTCAACCGCCCCGTTGGCATCCTCGACAAGGTTAAGGAACGAATTCCATGCACCGATACTCTGGCCTTTCCATCCTCCCTTCGCCAGCGATACAAGGCGATCCATTTCCTTCTGCTGGCCTTCAAGGTCACCCATGTTAAACCAGCCGGTTTTACCTCCGTCCTCAACAAACTCTTTCCACACCTTCTGCCACTGCGCACCTTTGCCCGTGAGGTTTTTGCCACGCAGACTGGCGTATACGGCTGACATAGCAGAACGGCTGTCTTTCACCACAGCCAGTGCGGATAAGTTATCCAGCCCTTTCAGTTTGCCGTCGCTCCTTCCCTGCTCCGCCTTCAGATTCATCACCGCTGTCTGCACGTCACGGATGAAGTTACTGACCAGGAATTCCGGGTTATACGACGTGTTCACCGTTGCCAGGAAGCGGTTAACTTTCCCCAGCGTACGGATTACTGCGTTACTGGTTTCCGGTCCCATATTCTTCATCGCACGCATCAGGCGCGGATCATGGAGTTTGATGTAGTACGTTTTGCCGTTCTTTTTGGTGGTGAAGTACCGGTCTGCCATCATTGCCATCGCCACCGGACGCTCGACAACTTCGCGAATGGTTTCACCAGTTTCCTGGTCCTTGCGCTCTGCAATCACACGCATGGTATCCGGTCTGTCATCAGTGAATACCTGCCAGTAATCCTTATCGGGATTATCCTGCACCAGCTTCAGGAAGGCGTTACCCACTTCATTTTTGCGACTGCGGATCAGCGATTCGCTCAAGTCCTGTATCGCCTGAGTGGACGGAGACTGTGCGCGGGATGCACGCCCCATGGCCTGCTTACTTTCACGCCCACCGATGGTGAAGCCCTTACCTGTACGGGGCAGTGACACCACACCGTCAACATCCTGCCCTTTCAAGGGAACGTAGTAACGGTAGGCGTTCTGCCAGGCATCCACCACACCGCTCTCTTCCAGTCCGGCCTCACGGATAAGCTCACGGCGACGGGCCAGCATATCGTCAACAATCCCTGCCAGACGGTCATACTGTGCCTGTTTGCCGCTGTTACGTACACGCTGCATGATTTCCGCCGCTTCCGCGTTGGTCATCCCCGAACCGCCGTCCGGCATTTTCGGGTTGATTTTCGCGATATGCGCGTTACGTTCCGGCGCGTGACGGGCGTAGAGGTACTCATCCAGATCGGCCTGCGCAATTTTGTAGTCCGCCAGTAATTTAGCCAGTGGCTGAACGTAGCGCTCCTTCATCACGTTCAGGTCGTTTTCCGCCTTCCCGTGGAAGAGTTCTTCCGCCATATAAGCGTTGTTACTGTCGTCTATTTTTCCGCCAGTTTTACGGATATTCTCCTGAACAGCTTTCAGCACCTGGAATTTATCCTGCATCTGGCGCACAAAACGCGATGCAATTGTCTCTTCCGGTGTCAGACTGCTGGTACGGGAGTAATACGGCCCCTTGCGAATATCTTCAGGATAGAGTATTTTATCTACAGAGCCGCGATAAGAACGCTCCTCTTTGGGCAATTGAAGCCCACTGTACTGAGGGTTATCGCGGCTTAATTTTTCCTTCCGGTAAAGCGTCAAACCTGCTTTATCCAGGCTATTAGCTTTGTTCATCCCTCCTTTTGTTCCATATACAGAAGCCACCTTGTTAATTTCTATTCGTTTATCTGTTGCCTTCATGTGCACTGCCGACACCACCGGATCACCATTTTTATCCACGGCATCAAGCAGCATCACAACCGCATTTCTTTCTGTCGCGGAACGGTAAATTGCATCCGGATCGTGCATCAGCTCAGGAAGTCTCTCGATAACATCCATCGGCACCACATGTTTCACGCCATTGGTTGCCTTCCGCACAGTGTCGCGGGAGATAACCAGCGGCAAATCTGGTGCGCCAAGGTGGCGCAATACCGGCGGCGTACGCCCGATGTTTGCAGTCATTGCACCAGAACGTAACGACTTCATCATTCTGGCAAGGTCATCACGATAACGCTCGCCCTCACCTTCCGGCACTTTGAACGGATCAGGTTTACCACTACGGGAGTACTGAGACGATGCGTCCGCGCCATCCTCACGCGGCGTGTAACCTTCCCGCACACGCTGGCCTAACGTACGGATGGTCTCGCGAACAAGTCTGATATCGTTCAGTTCCGTCGGCTTCAGTAACCCCGTACGACGCAGTACCCCTTTGACCAGGGCAACAACACGCTCCCATGCCGCCACGAATTTATTCGGCTGTTTCTCCGCCATATGTGCCAGAAATTCACCCGCCTGCACTTCCGGTGATTCCTTACCATAAGACGCATCAACCTTACGCCAGGCTTCACGGATGGTGGCGTTATCACTGTCACGGGTTTTCAGCACGGTCTTAATAATCGTCTGATATTCCGCTGGCGTGACAACATGCTCCATGGCATGGTGGATAATCTCGTGACGCAACTTCTCGCGTACGGTCCGCCCGTCAGGGATGTTATCCGCCACCAGGACAATTTCTCGTTTATCCGGACGATAGAATGCGTGCACCCTGCCGTAACCGTCGAACGATTCACCCGCCAGCGCTTCAGCCTCTTTCTGTGACTTCACCACACGGACCTTCAGGTCACTGTCCTTAATGCCGCTCATCACGCCACGGGCAACCGCTTCAACCTGCGGGACCGGGCTGCCTTTGGCTTCCGCACTACGGTTAACATCCGAAATGAGATTACCTTCAGGTGTGCGGGTAACGCCCTTACGGGAATAAAACGCAACGCCCTTGTCCGTCTCACGGGTTTTCAGGGTGCGGAACAGGTGATCGAATGCCTCACGAATACCGCCATCCAGTTCCGCATTCGTCGGATAAGCCCAGGTGTTATCTGTGTTGTGCTCAGGTGCCTTACGGATATTGACCAGATAATCATTCTCCACGCCAGCCATACGCGCCTTATCCTGAACATAACGCTCAAAGGCACGTGCCGCCATTTCAACATCCGTTGACCAGTACGGTTTTGAGCGCACCTCATCGAGAAGCGCTGAACGACGCGGCATGTCACTGTTTTTAATGGCCTGAATCACACCTTTAAAAGCGTCGTAAACCTCCTGACGTACCGGATATTCAGCATCAACATACCTGCCGTCTTTAAATACGCGCCTGGCACGCTGTGCTTCCGTCATAAAGTCGCCACCTGACGTAATTTTCCCGTCAGTGGAAACGTCATAACGACCAAAATAATTATCCAGAGAATGGAACCATTCGTGCGCCAGCGCACCCGGTCCGTTACCTTTTGTCAGGTTGATTGCCGCCTCACCCGGCTCATAGTGTGCTGCCGCCTTACCCTTACCACGGGCACCAAATGCCAGGCCAAGACGACCGTTCAGGGAAAGCGCTTTTGTCGGTACATTCAGTACTTCCGCAAGGTCATGCAGCGAGTCATAAGCCCGGTTCAAATCAGCCTGACGACGCGGACCTTCCACATAATTACCAAACTGCACACCACGGAAACCAAACGCATCACTGAACTGCTCCGGTGAAACATTCCCCTTGCGGCGTTCTGGTCCGGTACGGTCGCGGTTGGTGGCGTTGCGCTGCTCCTCACGCGAAATCTCCCGCATCTCCTTCACATGACGAACAAGCTCATCACGATGTGAATCAATGTACTTACGCGCATCACTGGCTGACTTAAAGCCACCTCTCACCCGCATTTTGTTTTTGCCGTAAGCGATAAAAATATCGCCACTGCGGGTATTCCGGTAAACGTCAAAGCGGATTTTGTCATCCGGTGACGGTGCTGTTTTTTCATCACCTTTCGCCTGTGATTTTTCCTCCTGCTCTGCAAACCAGACTTTCGCCTTTGCCAGTAATTCATCCCTGCTTTCCGAGAAAAAGAGGTTACTCCCCTTATTGTCCTTATTGCGCAGTGAATAAAGTTTCTGTGGCGGATCGTAACGCTTCCCTCCTGCCGCCTGATACACACCCGATACCACCCGATAAGCAGAAGCCTTGTCCATCTGTGAGGGTGGCAGAGTACGTAACAGTTGCCAGGTATCCGCGTAACGGGAGGGCATTCTGCCTTCCATCCATTCTGCGAGGCGTTTCGCGCTGACCGTTCCGTTCAGCATTTCCGATACACTGTGTCGTACTTTTTTTACGCTCTCCCCCCAGCCTGCCGTATTGTGTTTCGTCTTCGCCGGAATATCGCTACGATACAGCGCTATCATTGCCAGGGTGTCAGCATCGGCACCTTCGTTCGCCAGTTTTGCGTAGTCCGGTTTCGGGAACAGTTTGCTCAGCGGCTGCGTGGCATAATCCCTGTCTTCCAGCGTTTTACCCAGTGTTTCGGCAAGCTGTGCATAACGGTGTTTTGCCGCGCCCTTAATCTCCTCGCCAAAGTCTTCAATTTTTTTGCCCCTGACTTCACCTCCGCGTGCGGCACCTTCACCATCAGTAGCAGCAACTGTTTCAGACTCATGAGCTGTTGTTTCAGCATGCGGGATGTCGCGATCTTCTCCGGTCTGTCGGCGTACTTCTGCCTGCTGTGCCAGCTCAGGTAATGAGTTGCGAACAGTTCGGGGAAGTGATTCAGGCTGAGGCATACGAACATTACGCGCAATGTCAGGAGCCGGTAGCCCTTCACGTACCGGTGCTGTCGCGTTCTGCGCATCCGGTGACGGCAGACCCCGACGAACCGTTTCACCCTCGAGCGTTTCCCCCTGGCGACCAGCGGCGTTTTCCGGTGCCGGAGCTTGTCCTTTCTGGAAACTCTGGCCCTTAACCTCACCGGTTGTGGTAAAACGACCACCACGTCCGGCCTGATTCTCATCCGGCGTACGCGCCACCTCTCCCGGTAACGGATATCCCTGTCCGGGATGAATATCGCCGGGAGCGGGCAGGCGTGGACGCTCAGTTAACTCCTGTGCTGTCGGACCGGCATCACCTTCAGCCATCTGTGAACGTACAAGCTCCTCTGCCGTCGGCGCGTTGCCACGGGCAAGGCGGGCCTGTACCTCCGTATCATCCCCCGTGAAACCACGGAATCGCGGGTCACGCATGAACGCGGGCTGCTCCATCGGGTCAGCATCAGCAATACGCTCTCCGTCAGCCAGGGTGTTAATGGTTTCCGTTGCCACATCTTCAGAGAACGCAGGATTATCCATTTCAACGGCATACTGATTCTCGCCTTTCTTCACTACGGACGGTTTCAGACCGATGGCGGCGGCATTACGGAAAACATCACTCCCCATGGCGCTTTTCTCATCCGTGAAATAACGGTTGTCCGGGCGCACCTTTTCAATGCGGACTTCATTCGGGTCCCGGAACCGCACCGTCGGGTAAATGCTCCCGTTATCATCCTCCGCATTTTCAGGCTGTGACTGTGCTTCCGGCGTCACTTCCTGTTGTGGGCGAATGACTTCTCGTATTGCCTGAAACTGTTGTTCTTCAGTCTCGGTGCGCCCCTCTTTCTGGCTGAGTCTGCGGTATTCCTCAAGCAGTTCAGAACGCGGCTTCGCCTTCAGCTCATTCATCACAGCCTGTCGCTTCGCCTGTTCGTCCAGTTCATTCAACAACTGGCTGGCAGCTTCCCGGCGATGAGCTGCGGATACGTCACCCTCTGTTGCCATATCCGCATCAGCATACTGCTCCAGAAGCTGCTCGCGATTCATGCCCTGCATGGATTCACGCTGCTGCGCCACCGGATCAACAGATTCTGGTTGCGGGGCTGCGTCGTCCTGCTGCACAGTTTCAGCATCACGCATGGCGGTTTCTTCTGCGGCCTGACGTCTGCCACGATATCCGGCAACCGCACCGGATGGAGCCCCCATTGCAGCACCAAAGGCTGCACCTTCGATCGTTGCGTCAGCCACGCCCTCCCACGGTGACACATCCATTCCGGCGGTCTCACGCAATGCCGTGTTTTCCTGATAGCGTGAATAGCCGCCCTGCGCCGCATTAATCGCCCCCTGTTCCGTGGCATTTCTGACAATGCCGCTTTTAACGGTCTTCGCTGTGCCTCGTGTCACCAGATTAAACAGTTGTGCGTCACCCAGTTTTGCCGCCATGGCATTCACAGCCAGCAATTCAGGATCGGTTGCCAGCTGCGCGCGCACCTCATCGGCAACACGCTCTTTTGCCAGATCCATTTTCTGGCGATCAGTAAGCTGTGCGTGCTGCGGGTCGGCGTCAATGGACAAAAACGTCTGCTGAAATTTCGGTGACTGCGCCAGCTCAGAGTAATCCGCATTAAGAACAGCATCTGCTGCCGCCATTGCACTCTGCCCCTGTGCACTGGCTGTGGAATGGGTGATCAGGCCCGCCTGGAATAAATCCGGCATTTTTTTATCGACAGCTTCTGCTGCCAGTGCCGTGGCTCTTTCCGGCTGCATCCCTGCCGCGATGTATTTTTTCTCCAGCCCGGCGGTCAGCATTTTTCGCAGTGTGACATCACCCACCTTTTTAGCCACACCGCCAGCAACCATATCAGGTACAAGCGCACCAATCAGGTTTACACCCTTCGCCACCCAGACCGCAGAATCATCATAGCCTTCGGTCATCGGCGTATTCAGCGCACGAACAGCACCCGGCGACATCTTACCGGTCAGCCATTCATCAGTGGCTTCAGCACCATCACTGACAGCCTTACCGGTTGCCTTCAGACCTTTACCGACAGTATCAGTAACCGCGTTTTTGCCATCAGGCAGGGTATCGATGACCTCATCAGCCCCCCTGCTGCCACCGGCAAAAATATCCTGCACAGTTGCGACACCCGGCAGCCCCATACGGCTGAACTCATTTAAAATACGCGCCCCTGTTTTTACCGGGCTCTGAATCATCGCATCACCGAGTCCACGGGCCATTTCCCCTGTTCCCCGGACGGACTGGGCGAAACCTTTACCCATTGTTGGCAATACATCGCCCAGGCTGAACGACGTACTGTTATCCTTCCAGCGATTCGGATTAGAGAAAAATGATTCATAGCTGTCAGTTTCGCCGGGTTGCTGAATGTTCAGGCTGTTACGATTCTGGTTACCGAGTTGCGCCTCAGGACGCTGTTCCTCTGAATAGGCCATACAGACTCCATAAAAAAACCCGGCACAATGGCCGGGCATCAGGAAATGGTATTAATGGAATATCGTGAATTACTGGGCGTAATTCTGTTTCAGTCCACGGATAAACTGAGATGCAGATGAAGCACTTTCATCTCTGGCCTGTTCCCCCCTGGCCTTTTGAATACGGAGAAAATTCGCATACCCGTTCTCCAGCAATTTCTGATTCTGAGGTTCCAGCATTTCAGGCTGACGGGCCGCTACATTTCTGGCAAATGACAGCTTATCAGGATCATCTCCCGCCCAGTTGATAACCTGTTGCTGAAGTTTTTGTTGCTGAATTTTCTGTTGATGCGGTTGTGAACCAGTCGCAGCATAATATTCATCCACCGCAGCCTGAGCATTACCGCCATTCTTGATCGCGTCCGCCGCTACGTTGCTGGCCCCCTTCTGAAGCTCTTTCAGAGAAAGTCCCTGCTGCTTCGGCATAAAATAACCATAATTTTTCGATATCTCTGCAAATTTGCTGCGATCCCTGACCTGAGCGATAGCCTTATCAACGGGTATCGCCAGCACGGTTTGATCATCAGGGTGCGCACTGCCGTATTCTGTTACAGGTTTATGCGCGGTGGAGCCATCGCTGTATGTGAGATCAAGGCCAATAAGTACGTACCCTTCCTGCTGCGCCGGTACGATACTGCCAATCCTGGCCTCTTTTATCGTTTTCTCCCCGGTTGAATCAGGCATGCCAATACGCTGTTGTAGTTCCGGGGCAAACACGCCGGAAAGCACATCGAGATTTTCCGGGGTATTCAGCGAAGCAATCGCCCTGTCCGGCTTATCATCAAAGATTTTCTGCAGGTTGTTCACGGCCTGACCCGCTTTCGCAGCATAGCCTACCGTTGACATCATCTTAAGCGGATTGGCGTCCGATAATTTACCGAACAGATGAGAAGCCGCATCATGGTCACCCGCATCAATCGCTTTTCCCAGCGCCGCCATCACAGGCTGATCGCGCGCCAGCATATCGTTATACTCAAGCCGTCGCTGGTTGTATTTCTGCAACTGGAGTCGTTGCTGTTCCATCCCCAGCGACGCATTCCGGTAATTCTGGTTGGCGTTAAACTCCCTTTCCTGCAGTGTGTAATTGCGGTCATCAACTTTGGCTCTGTAATCAAAGTTCCGCTGATCAACGTCTTTATTATGTTCAAACTGAGACTGCGCAAATTCAAAATCGCGCTCGTTATTTTTCTGTTGCTGAGCAAGCTGTGCTTCTCGCAAACCAAGCTCCTTACGACGGGTCATTGCCTGGTCAACAGTGCTGAATCCGGCAAGTAACCCCTGTGCAAATCCGCTCATTCACCACTCCTTAAAACAAAGAACCAGCAATGCCGCCAATTACTGCACCAGCAACAGCGCCAACAGGACCACCAACGGATGCGCCAATAGCCGCCCCCGTACCAATGCCCGTACCGATATTCTGTTTTTTCTGAGCTTTCTGTTGAGCAGCCAGTTGTTTATTTGATGCCTCAATCTCTGTGCGTCGTCTGTCTGCGTCACTTATTCCCTGTAATGCCTCACGCCGCGACTGATTTGCAATATCCAGTAAACCGTATCCCATATTGCCCCCTTACGCTGCCACCAGTTGGCCGCCAACACTCAGTTTCTGTCTTGCCGGTGCAGAAGCCCCCGTCAGAATATTCATCTGGCGATCCTGTTCGGCTTCACGGATACCATTTTTCGCGCCAGCAATTGCCAGGGCATTACGTAACCCCAGCGTATTACTGTCGGGATTATCCGGGCGGTTTACCCCGTATCTCGCCATCTGGTTATCCTGCGCCATCTGCGCTGTACGGAGACTGGAAGTGGCAAGGCCTCCCACCCGTGCAAGCTGTGCATTCATCAGACTGTTGTTCTCCCCAAGGTCAGCCAGCCTTGCTACACGGGGTAAATATCTGGTGCGCCAGTCGTCGTATTGCTGGCGGGTCAGCGCTGCGGATGTCTGCCAGTCCCCCTGAGGGCGGGCTGCTCCGGTATAACCGTATCTTGCAAGTGTTTCGTATTTACCGTACTCCATAATCACAGTCTCCAGTTCTGAGCCTGATGCTGAATGGCATTAGCGCCAGTGCCAGGTGTTTTAGCACCGCCACTTCCTCCGCTACCGCCAGCCTTATGCATCACATATGCACCTGCCGCACCCAGACCAGCGCCAACAAGAGAGGCTCGCCCCTGCTGTTTCGTAAACGCCGCCTGTGCATCCGATTTAGCTTTTGCCAGACTGCTGTCTGCCAGAGAGTTAAAACTCTGTAACGCATCCGCCTTCTGACCAGAACCGAGAGCAGCAACATCCTGTAGCCCGGCAACATACTTATCTGCCTGCGACACCTGCCCCCGTGTGGTTGTGTCAATCTGCCCGGTCACCTGGTCGCTTTGATTTGCATCCATTACCGCATTAAAACGACCACTGGATGGGTCAACGCCGGACTGAGCAAGATTACCCGCCAGCTCCCTTCGCGCTTCACCAAACTGTTTCTGATAACCAAGATTTGTTGTGCCAGCGATATTTTCGTACTGCTGCTCACTGTTCAGGTCATCGACCTTTTCCATGAAGTTATCTTCTGCCGGACGGAGGATTTTTTGATAATCCTGCCACCCTTTCCAGGCCACTTCTTCCTGCGCTATTTGCGCTGCTGTTGGTTTTACTTTGGTATCACCACCGCCTTTACTTCCACCCATAATGGCCCCCTGGATAACAAAAAACCCTGCCGGAGCAGGGTCAGAATGTGAATTACAATGTTGGTTTAAACACAATGATGAAAACTGTAGCAGTCAGACCGCTATCCTGAACACCATGAAGCCATCCTCATCATCCGGCATTCGCTCAAAGCCCAGACGTTTTCCCAGCCGGATAAATCCCCGCCTTGCCGTATGAAATTCAGCCCAGCGTCCGCCAGCCAGACGGGTTAATGTCTTCACCTCCGGCAGATAACGCTCAACGCTGTTACTCCCCGTACACACGCCCAGCAACACCAGAACATAAGGGATACCATCAGCACTGAGCACAGAACGCAGCACCAGAAAGCCATCAGGTGCCTCAAAACAAAACGCCTGCTTTTTAAGGCAGGCGTCTTTAACTTCATTCATAAATTCAGGGTTGCGGGAATTTCTCACCACACGCTGCATATACCGGAGAATTTTTTCACTCACACTCTCACCACAAAAAAGAACAATGTGACTGTGCTGTGTCTTCAGCGACAGAAGGATGACGGAGAACGCTTCCGATAACCAACACGGCTGGCGTTCTCCGCAAAAAATAAATTACCAGCCGACAGACATACCCGCAGCAACACCTGAACCGTTCTGGGTATCCCATGAAGCATTCAAACGTACAGCAGAATTTTCAGTGGTGCGGAAGTACATACCTGCTGCGATAGCCTGCTCATCACGGTAGTTACTTGCAGCCATACCAAAGGAGTACGTTTTACCCTCAACAACAGGAATGGCAGTCATCGCCATTGCTCCTGCAATACCTGCATCTGCACGTTTACGGTTTTTCTCCACCTCATCACGTAACTGACGGAATTGCTGATTAGTACTACGCTCCAGGGTACTGACCCGGTTATCTGTGTAGGTATTAGCAGACTTCAGTGTCTGTGCATCACCCTGAATACGGGCATTCTCTTCTGCAATACGATAGCGCTCTAACTGACCATAGGTTGCGGCATCCGCAGCCTGAACACCATCACGAAGCCCACCAATTACACGATTCCCCACATTAACTTCATCGGGGCGAGTGGTCTGAGAGTTAGCCCCTACAGCAACACTGTTCGTATGGTTTGCAGTGGCGTTGTAACCGACAGCAGTGGCGTTTTCTCCGCCTGCTGTTGCCCCGCCACCAACCTGAGTTTTACCGGTGCCCAGAGAAGACAGACGGGCGTGAATATCTGTTACATCTGCAGCAGAAAGACCAGTGTCAATAGTGGCTCCATATTGCACAGCCTTCATTTTAATTTCATAAATATATTCACTAATTTCAGGAATATGTCTTGAATATGTTTTTCCATCAGCGCCTACTGTCGAGACAACTCCTTCGCCATCTGCACTAAACAGAATTTGATTGGTTTTTGTGTTTACAAAATAAGCTGTCTCATTCGCGTAATCATAATATGAGACGATGTCTCCCCTTGGAGCAACTAACTCGGTATCTGTCAGGCCAGCCTTACCATAATCAATTAAGGTATATTTCAAATATTTACCGGAAACAGCGTCTATATTTAATGAGGTTGGTGTATTCCCGTTAAGAGGAGTAACCTTACCATCAACAAGCTTAATTAAAGGAGCCCCTCCCTCTTTTGGATATACACCGATACCTTTCAAAAATTCCGCAGAAGTCATTGAATTACTATTCAGAGTTTCAGGTGTAACGGAATAACCACTGGCATACGCTCCAGCAGAAAATAATGACAGGCTTAATGCTGGCATTAAAGCCAACAATAGCTTGCTTGCCTTTTTCATGATGTGTACCCTTATGTTAAATCATGTTATAAGTATGTTGACATTCGGAACGCAAATGTCTTCAGGGATACTACTCATAATAACAAGGCAAATAAAATATTAAAATCAATGGGTTAAGAAAAATTAATGATTAAAATCACAAGAATGCAATACGCATCAAAAACTTACCCTAAATAACACCAGTATTACTCAGAAAAAACAAAACATTTTCTGTGGTTATTATTTACCATTGATAAATATTACCTCTCTCTGTCAGCCTGCATTGTATAAAACATACACTACAAACGGGTGCCATATCGGCTGAACCTCAGCAACCAGTTGACGGGGACTTTCGTCCCCGTCGCGGTTTTCCTACTGCTTACACTGTAAGAACGCCGCAAACTCCGCTCCCCACAAATTCAGCCGGAACTCACACAGCGAACCGTGCAACATCCAGATAGTGAAGATAACCGTCATACAAATTGTGACGGTGATAAGCGATTTTTGCGACATAGCGCTTGACTCCTTTTACAGAGAGGCGCTAACCTTCTACTTGCTTAAGGTATGATGATTAGGGCCTCGGGTTAACGTTAAGTTGACTCGGGGCCTTTCCACATCAGGCCTTCAGGTTCTCCCTCCAGCCATCAGCCGAAAGGCACCCACGCATAATTTACGGTTTTTGCCCTGTACGGGCAATAAAAAACCCGCCATCACAGCGGGTAGTAAACGGTTACCGGATACAGGTCAGAATTTCAGGCCAATGCCAGCAGTAACGCCACTCGTGCGCCAGTCGCCAGAGCCGGAACCTTCGTAAGCCACATCCAGTGTAACACTCTCATTCAGGTTAAACTGTGCACCTGCAGCCCACGCAAGGGAGGTTTTTTTCGTGCTGTTGCTTTCAGAAAATCCGCCACTACTGTTAATATTGTCCTTAATTTTCAGGTCAGCGCTAACTTTAGCAACGCCCATCCCTGCCATCGCATATAAACTCATGTACTGATTAACCCGCCATGAAGGCCCCGCTAACAGACTCCAGTAATTCGCCCTGATATCCGTTCTGGCAGAAGCTGCCGGATTCTTAATCTTCCTGGTATGATCGGCTGACTGCACATCAATAAATGTCTGTGAGTTAGTGAGAGAACGCGTCCATGTAAAAGAGGTGATAACGCCAAAATCATCCGTTATCTCGTAGCGATACCTGATATTAATGCCCTGTGGATTTTTATCCTTGCCTTCATATCCACTGACCCGACCATCTGTATATTCGCCCAATGAAGAAAAGTAGTTTCTGTTGACGAAATGACTGAAAGTCTCCCTGTTATGAGCAGTCGCATCCTTTACAAAATCCTTCAGTCCCGGAAACTGAAAGTGCGCATACCCCAGAGAAATTGTATGGTTTCCTTCTGCTGCATGTGCAGATAAATTTACACAGGCAATCCCGGAGATTGCACACACAACCAGTGTTGCTATACTCTTCATTTAAGATATCCTGTATTCAGATAACACGCTAAACTTTTTAATAATACATCTTTTTAGACATTTTAAATGAATATTAAAGACTCGCTTCAACTAATCATATACTGATGTATTAATAACCAGGACCTTATCTATATACGGCTTTCGAATATCCCATGTTGCACCACCGGAATAATGCTCACAGGAATATATTTTATTTCCTGTAGCACCAGTGGATGTGGTATAAATCGGTCGATCATAAGGAGTTCTTTTCCAGTTATAATACCCGACCAGTGCAGGCATGATTGCGCATGGATATCCAAGGTCCTTTTCAAATTTGATATCAACAGGTATTAACTTCGCGTCAAGCAGCATCATTTCGCCATGATAAATCATCTCACCGTCCGGGTTATACATGGCGATACCATACTCAGAAGGTGGAGTAACCATATTCGCGAAAGCATAAACCGTCGTAACACCAGGGTTCGTTCCCCTGACAATTACATGAAGCCTTAGTGCATGATATCCATCAATCTGTTCATGCGTGTACATGACATCGGCCTTCTTCTCTGTTCTGATAAAGAAAAAACAACTTTTGCCTGACGGGATTGATGTTTTAAAAAAAGACTTTTCAGTCGCCGGTATGGTGCCTTTGTTGATCAGACACTGCGGCGTAAAACCTGGACTTATCCATACGCTGCCATCCGGCTTCATAATGCTCAAACCATACATGACACTTATCCCCAGAATGTATAAATATAAGATCCCATACCCTGCTCAAGATTCGACCACGTCACCGTATTGCCATTAATGGTTATCTTCGGTACTTTCCGATCCGCAAATACGTTATTCCAGGGAAATAAACAACATACAGCCTGCAATGATTTCCCGTCGGGTTTATTCGTGTACGTCTTTGAGCCAGACTCCGCTGTAAATCTGTCCAGGAAAAATACCGGAGTCAGCACGCCCGTAACATTAACGTTATTTCTGTTATAAATGGCAAAACCGTATTCCAATACTCACCTCCTGATCAGCGTAATCTGCCTATGCGAACAGCCAGTCGTCCATTCTGATCATAAACCTCAATTTTATCATTGCGGATCACCAGTCCTACATTCTGATTAGAGTAACGAATTGTCAGTTGCCCTTGTGACGTAACACTGAAAAGGCCTCCAATATTCAGGTTACCCTGAGAATCAACCTGAAAGTTTCCGTTCTGAATAACGGCACTCCGGATAACTGGCGAAGTGATACTTACCCCGGCTTTTACCTCATCCGCCACAACCTTCCGCGACACCAGTGTTTCAATCACCGCGTCATAAATCATCGCTTTCGGGATCACAACCTTGCCACCTGATACCGCAAACGGATAGGCGGTGTTATCCGGGTTGTTCGGGTCAAAGACAAACAACTGCGACGCAGAAATTGCAACCTGACTTACAGGCCTGCCTTCACTGTCTTTTCCGGCGACAATCCCGATCCCCGCAGTGATACCATCAACTCCCGCTTTTTTTGACCACATTGCCAGAAACGCCTCACCGCCTTCTTTATCCAGTTTAGTGATGCGCTTGTCGACCTCATTAAGCGATTCACTGGTTGATGAATCCAGTGTGCTAATGCGGGTTTCAATACCACCAATCGTTCTTGTCGTTTCTTCCCTGAGAGTCCCCACAACTTCGGTTGTCTTAATTGCAGCATCCTTTACAGCCTGCCCCTGCGCGTTTTTTATTTCTTTACGCAGCTCGGACACAACCGGCGACTTTGCAGCCTCATCGCGGATCTGGTCAATGATGGCCTTCACGCCGATCTGTGTTTGTGCCTGAGTGCCTTTTTCAGCATTCCATGGACCTTTCACTCCTGCCGCGTTAACAAAACGTATCCAGTAAAATCCCGACCAGCCAGGGTCAACCGGATCGCCGTAAACCTGCCCCGGCGTCGTGGCAACCAGCACTGCATCAGCAAGGTCATCCTCCGTACCCCGCCAGATTTCAGTCAGTGAATGTCCGCGATAATTAGGCATATCCCATTCAAGAAGAACCGAGCCAAATCCTCCTGTCGCCTTAAAATTCAGCGGTTTTGTGGGAAAATCAACAGTCATTAAAGTACTGTCAATCTCAATACCCGGATTCAGTGCATATGAGGCACCACCCGATGTTCGACGCCGGGCGAGTTTAAGACCAACCAGTTCCTCACGGGTCACAAATGCGTGGCGTCCGTCACCACGCTGCCCGGTGCCAATTTCCATGTTCTCCACAACTGTGGATAAATCCTTCCCCGCACGCCACGGTTTTCTGGTCATACCGGCATCTCCGACATCGATGTACTCAGGGTTATTCGTTCCACCTGCCCGAATCCGGATACCATCACCTGCCAGTTTTGCCCGGTTGCTGCCGGAAGTCTCACCACACTTCCCTTAAACGTACCCGGCGCAAAATGAATCACAGGAACATCATCAGCCATAATGGTGATCCCCACCCGCTCAGGCGCCGGAGATTTCACCCTGATACAGGAAAAAGAGGTTCTTTCAGGTAATGAAAAAATTTTTGAATGCCACCTTATCGTGGAGGGCAGCGAGCCCCCGGCAAGCACTGACATTTTGTCTCCTGTCACCACGCGCATCATATCTTTCGCGAGATCAACCCATGCGCAGTCAAACGGTGTACTGAGATAACGGATATCCATGTTCACCGGACTGAATACAAACACATCCTGCTTACCATCCGGTTTCGTGTAACAGGCAATGTACTCACCACGCCAGGAATAAGCCACAATGGACGCCGGGTTAAACTGACTCTGCCACTGTTCAGGTGAAATAATCTTTTCCGTTGCCAGTGCTGTATTACCGTTTACATCAACAGATACCAGACCGTTTGTCCCGGCATAGAGTACGAATCCCTCCATCGCCACCATACTTCTTCGGCTCAGGCATGCCTGCATGGAAGGAATTCTGGAGCCAGAAATTGTGGAAGGCGATACCCCACTGAACAGATAGGGCTCCCCCTTTGTCGCCACCACCAGTGACGTTCCCAGCGGACAGATAGCCACAATATCTTCTGCCGTCGTGTGACGATTCACTTCCGGCCATGCATACGGCAGATACGCTTCCGAAAACATCACTTCATTACCGGCAAACCCGGCGGCAATACCATTAGCCATCAGGCAAAGGCCTGTCATATTCTCTGGCGGCGGCAGGTAATCCCATGTCGCCAGAGAAGGTCCAAGGTTTTTCCCCGGTATTTTGTCCGTGTAACTGAGCACGGATGCATCCAGTTCAGCCACAAGTAAAAAATCCGCTTCTCCTCCACCTGATGCAGAGCGATAAATCCGGCGGCGTTTAATACTGGCATTCTGCAATGGCACCGGAGACAGCGTCAGCTGTACCGCAGTCCCCGGAGTACGGAGTGTTACCTCCAGAGACGCCGGACCTGGCGGACCTTCTTCACCATAATCTGAGACAAAGGTTTCCGTATAAAACCGGGTTTCGTCATCATTCGGGTTATCGTCAGAAACATCACCGCCCTGCTGAACAGTACAGACAGGTGCTGTCGTCGGCGCGGGGATCCCCAGACGATACGATGATGTCGGGTGATTCCCGTCCCCTTTTGTGGCAATGGTCGCATCCGTCACTTTAGGAAAACGCCCGTCAGTGTAGTAAATACGCCCGTGGGAGTCCTGAGCGACCGGACTGCGGATCACATCCACCACATCCGTCCATGCAAACCAGAAATCGTCACGGTAATGAAAAATGGTTTTCGGCTTAATCGCGAATGTTTTCTCAGCCTCTGACATCTGGTGTTCAGGCGTGATCACTCCATAGCGAAAATGACAGTTTTCTGCCAGTACAGCAGAATGATCTGGCAGCATAGATGCAATAACGCCTGGCATCATCCCGCGCATAGTTGTTATATCGATATAAGGCATGGTTGTCTGGTATCCGAAAATTTGAATGGCAGGTGAGTCACTGAATTGAAGTTTTAAAGGCGGCATACAATTGCGCCTGTGCAGAATACAGATTTCCAGAAATCTGAAAAATTACTCTTATCAGAGAAGAGCGTCAGAAACACGATCGGCATCACTGTTTCTGCAAACTTCCCTGTGGCAGTCTTTATTCGCCATATAACGTAGCACTAAAGGTCTTCATTAATTTTTCCATTGTAGTTACTCCTTCCTTGTACCGGGGGTTGGTCATGCCCCCGTTTTTTATTCCCTCTGCTCCTTTAATCGCACTGCCAAGCGCCACAACACACATCAACTGTGGCTGGTATGGAAACACCAAAAACTCTCACTTCCGGAAATCTGAAAAATTATCCATATCAACAGGATGCGCCGGAAACATGATTTCCATCACATCCAGGCCTGCACTTTCCGTGACAGTATTTATTCGCATAGTAAATACTTCACAAGTGTATAATTGACTCAGTTCATGGGGGAGGTGATGGTCCCCCATCTTTTTGTCTGTTATTCCTGTGCCCAGCCAACCCTGTATGCCAGTATCTCATCCGCACTGGTCAGCTTTTCCAGCTCTTTCTTCATGGTGCGCTGCCGGACGTGGATTTCCATCCCTTTGGTGAACATCGCCTGCTCTGCCGCTTCACTCAGCGCTATAAGCTCTTCTGCTGTCACTTCCACATCATTGTTTTCCGCATCCGTCCAGAAAAACGCCTCCGGCAGTTTCCCCGCTTTCGCTGCAGCCACCGACGGCTCAAGACGCGTCTGCGTTGACTTCCCGTAGTCCCATTTACGCCCATTGTGCTCAAACGTGTAGTTCGCCGCTTCCATCGCATTACGCCAGGCGTTAATTTCATCGCCCTTCATCCCGCGCGCTTTCTCCGCGGTCAGCAGGTCCGTGATTTTCTCCCCGTCAAAGCCCCAGCGCCCGCTCAGGTCAATTTTCCGGCTCTCCGGGGTATCCGGCACTTCTGCCACACTCTGGTTCACCGGCCACAACAAGGCAGTCTCCTTACCGTATCCCGTAATCACACCCCGGCTGTCATACACCACCTTCAGCGTCTCCGGCGAAAACAACGCCTGACACTCATACCAGTCCTGACCATCCTCAGACTTCAGGTACATCGCGCCTGCAACATCCGGCTCTGCCGGGGTGTAATACGAAAAATTTCTGATATGCATCATGTTTCCGTGCCCTCCTCCGATACCGGCACCCAGACCGGCATTTTTTCCGCACCGACGCCCCGCTTCATACCTGCCGGTGCAGCATCCGCTGCAAAGACTTTATACACCACATAATCCACCACAATACCGTCTTCCGGCCAGCGCCCTGCTGCCTCATAAACCGGCCGCAGGGACAGGGGATAAAACATATTCTCTGACGGTGAAAAAACATACTGTTCCATACAATGCCCTCAGTATCCGATCGCTTCCCATGAAAACTTGCCGTAGCATCCCCTGACTGTTATCAGAGTCACAGACACTAATGACGGATTCGACAGGGTATACATCTTAATGACGTTGGGGTCTCCCACTGCAGACACCTGAGCATTCAGAGCAGCAACCGGAAAAGCGACAGGAAAACGGATAGAGTGTTGTGTCATAAGCTTACCATCATCCTCACTTACCTCAATACTGCCCCATTGCCGCAAACGACCGGTTACTTCATCACGCTCCCAGCCATTTACTGTCAGGCTTGCTGTTGTGGGCTTGTTTTTTGTGCTGTAATCCACCCGCCAGTGAAAACGTTGTGTGTCTCCGTAAACTGTACAGGTACAGACCGTGCCGTTCAGAAAACCATCGCCACCGTATTCGCCGATGGTGACCCGGACTATGG